AACAATTTGATCACCACACAGACCACCAATTCAAATCTACAATTGAGTGGTGCTGGCACAGGCAGTGTGGAGATAGAAAATTTTAGAATCAACGACAACACCATCACCAACACCACTGGTGATATGACCTTTACTCCAGCCACAGGTGTCACGGTGTTCACAGGCACAGGCAGTGTGAGATTGCCAGCAGGTGGTGACGCTGCCAGACCTGCCATACCCACTGCGGGCATGATCAGATACAACACTGATTCCAATCTATTTGAAGGTTATGATGGCAGTTGGACTGTGCTGCAAGGTGTGTATGATTTGGATCGCAACACCTACATCACTCCTGAACTAACACCAGGAGCCAATGATAATACCATAAGATTTTACAGCAATAGTGCATTGGTGGCAGATGTCAACAGCACTAGATTTGATGTGAACACATTACAAGTGGACAGCATCACCATATCAGGCAACACATTGACCACCACAGGTACTAACCAAGATTTGATATTGAATGCCAACGGCACAGGCATCATCAGAATTGAAAATTTAAATTTTCAAACCAACACCATTACCAATTATGTGACAAATGCTCCCATCATATTTGAAACCACCGGTGATGGTTATGTGGATTTGAGTCAGGCAGGCGGAGTGCGTATACCTTATGGATTGTCTGCACAGAAACCCTCTGCTCCTGTGATAGGATTGATGAGATACAATCAAGATGATTTGTATGTGGAAATTTATGACGGTGCAAACTGGGTGTCTGTGGCAGGATCAGGCGGTGCTGTAACACTCACACAGGCAGAGCAATTTGCGGTAGAATATGCACTTACTTTAGGATAAAACATATGACACAAACGGTTAAATACACACAGAAATAGGACACAAATCACATGGCAACAGCATTCAAAAACAAGATTATCAGTGCAGTAGGCACCAGTCCTGTGAAGATATATGAAGGTCCTGTGGGAGTGGAAACCACTGTGATTGGGCTCAGTTTGGCCAATATCACTGCAGGCATAATCACTGCCAGTGTGTTTGTGCAGGATGACACCAGTGCTCAAGCATTTTACATAAAAAACGCACAGATATCACCAGCATCATCATTGAGAGTGGTGGTGAGCGGAGAAAAATTAATCATACCAGCTGAATATGATCTGTTTGTGGAGAGCAACACAGCAGCAGCAGTGGATGTGGTAATGAGCTATGTGGAGATAACATAATATGCAATACATCGGTCAAACAATTGCCAACACCATTAAAAGTCACAAGGATAGATATTTCTATGGCCTGCGTAGAACTGATGCAGGTGAACTGTATCTGGCCAAGGTGGATCAAACAGAACTAGGTGACAGTGTGACCATCAACAACCCAGGATTGGCATCTGCCAACTATGAGGAATGGGCTGAAGGACAGGATTTTTTTGATGGTAGAGATGTGAATCACGATAAAATTTATACCAATTTAAAATATGAACAGTACAGATGGGATGATGTCAACTTGTATTACTATATCAATTCCGAAGGTGAATTGGTGGTGCGAATCAATCATCCTATTGATATGGAAAATCCAGGAGCAGCAGCCAGCGCTTACACCTATCCCAATGTGAGCGAAATACCTCTGTTCACAGGAGCTTCTATCAAATGGGATCAAGACACCATCACTTTTGACAACAATGAATCTTCATGGGACAGAACTTAAAAGGTATATTTGTATTATGGTAAATATTAACAAACACAATCAAGGACACACATGGTAAAACAGATAATCAATGATGGCGTAACACCCAATGATGGTCAGGGAGATAATCTAAGAGCCGGAGCTATCAAAATCAATTCAAATTTTGACGAAATTTACTCAGCCTTGGGCAATGGAGTCAGTCTGACTGTGATCAACAACAATCTGATCACTGCCACAGGTCAAAATAAAATCACTTTCAAATACAACAATTTGGCAGGTTTGCCCAATGCTACCACCTACAGTGGCATGTTTGGTTTCACCAGTGACACTGACAAGGCTTATGTGGCTGTGGATGGCACATGGACAGAATTATTAACCACTGCTTCCAGCATCAACTCTCTGAGTGATGTGAACACCACAGCAGTGCCTGCAGATGGACAAGCTCTATTATGGAACGCAGCCACTTCCAATTGGATTCCTGGCACAGTCAGCGGAGGAGGCGGAGGCGCAGCAGCCACTACTTTTTTAGCTCTCACAGACACTCCAGCCAACTACACAGCAGCCGGCAGTAGATTTGTCAAAGTCAACAGTGGAGCAACTGGATTAGAATTTGTGGCAGGCATTCAAAGTTCTGATGTCAGTGCCATATCAATCAATTCACTGTCAGATGTGGACACAGCCACAACAGTGCCTTCAGTGGGACAGGTTTTAAAATGGAATGGCACCAATTGGGTACCAGCAGCAGATGCCACGTCAGGTGGTGGTGGAACCAATGCTGACACACTGGATGGATTTGACAGCACATATTTCTTGAATTATCAGAATTTGACCAACCAGCCCACCATACCAACCACTTTCTTAGCGTTGACAGACACTCCGGCCAACTACACATCAGCAGGTGGCAGATTTGTCAAAGTGAACGCAGGAGCCACTGCACTGGAATTTACCAGCGTGAGTATTCCTGCCACATTGGATGATCTCACAGATGTGGTAATATCTGCACCCACAGTGGGAGACATGCTGTACTACAATGGCACCAACTGGGTCAAACAGAATGGTCCCATAATCAGATGGAGTTTAGCCAACAGTGGCACTTCAGATTACGTGTACACTGGTCCAGGATTTTATGCAGCCACCAATGATCCCACTCTGTATCTGCACAGAGGAACCACATACATTTTCAGCAACACTGTGCATGCCACTCATCCTTTGGAAATCAGAGTGAGCAATGGAGGTGCTGCATACACCAATGGAATATCTGGTGATGGCACTGCCACTGTAACTTTCACAGTGCCCATGGATGCTCCCGGCACACTGTATTATCAATGCACAGTGCATTCAAGCATGGGCAATACCATCAACATTGTAACTTAAAAATATGAACAACGAACAACACATTGAACAGATAGAAGAAACACTGGGATCCAGCAGATATTTCTATGGCCTGCGCAGAACTGATGCAGGTGAATTGTATCTGGGCAAGGTGGATCTCATGAGTGCCAACAGCACAGATGCATTGCAGATCAATCTGCCAGGCAATCCCACTGAAAATCTACCCAGCTTTGCCAGAGGAGTGGATTTTTTTGAAGGCAGAGATGTGGAGCACACTAAAATTTATGATAATTTAAACTATGAACAATTTCGTTGGGACAGCAGAAATATTTTGTATTACATTGATTCTGAAGGACAACTGGTTCTCAGAGTGAATGAATCATACACTTACCCCGTAGGAATATAACATGCCAGAATTTAAAATTGAACGCATACGTTTTAGATGGAGAGACTCTTGGTCTGCCACCACAGTGTACATCAAAGATGATGTGGTGCGTTTCGGAGCCAAAGTGTATGTGTGCTTGATAGCTCACACTGCCAATGCAAATTTTTACACAGATTTTGACAATGCCTCTCCCAAATGGAGTCAGATGTTGGATGGGCAAAGCTGGACTGGTGATTGGACTCCCAGCACTTTCTACAAGATCAATGACATAGCCAAACTGGGTTCCACATTGTGGATCTGTTTGGAACCACACACCTCCAATGCTGACGCGAATGATGCATTATCAGGTGATGAAGCCAAATGGACTGTGTTTGCAGAAGGTGAAAACTGGCGTGGTGATTGGACTCCCAGCACTGCATACATCAAAGGTGATTTGATTCGTTATGGTGGAAGATTATATCTCTGCGCATTGTATCATGTGAGTGCCACAGCGTTGGAAGGATTGGAATTGGATCTACCCAACTGGACCTTGTACACAAGAAATTTAGATTACAAACTGGAATGGAATGTCAACACCAGATACCGATCAGATGAGTTGGTTAAGTATGGTGGCATAGTGTACAGAGTGATCACAGGACATCAAAGTGCTGTGAGCAATGTGTATGTGAATCCCAACTTCACCACAGACAGTGTGGCTGGCATGGGTGCTGCTTTCAAAGTTTTTAGAGTGGGTGCTGTGTATCACGTGCAGTTCACCAACACTGGAATGGATTTCAGTGCGTCTGATCAGATCACTGTATTGGGCACACAGTTGGGTGGATTTGCACCCAGCAACAATCTCATAATCACTGCATTGTCAGTGGAGACAGATGGAGCCATCATAAATTATTCTATCACAGGCACAGCAGCAATCACTGCAGATGGATTGGAAGCTGATTTTGGAAAATTTGAAACAGTGATTGACGGCATAGAATACAAAGGCGATTACACTCAATACACCAGATACAAAAAAAATGACATTGTGAAGTATGGTGGATCCAGTCTTTGGATCTGTATGGATGCAACGAATGTAGGTGTATTTGCTGACAGCGCAGTGCTGGATGAAAGCAAATGGGATATCTGGTTGCCTGGTTTGGGATTTGAAGCACTATGGAGTGCAACCACTTATTATCAACAGGGTGATGTGGTGATGTATGGCGGATACAGCTATGTGTGTTTGTTGAGCAACATAAATGTACTGCCCACTGTGGCAGTTGACAGCAGCAGTGCTTGGAAATTAATGGTACCAGGTTATAACTTGAGAGGTGACTGGCAGGATGATGACAGCACAGCAGCCACTCAGTACAAAACTGGTGACGTGGTGCGCAGCGGAGGTAATTTATACATTGCTGTGCGAGACAATGCAGGTGATCTACCACTGGAAGAAACTGCTTATGATCCTGGCACTGATTCACCTTATCCTTGGCAATTGTTGGTCACAGGTAAAAGATGGAGAGGTCCATGGTACGAGGTTGATCCCGTAACTCAACAGAATAGATTTTATTATCCTGGTGACGTGGTCACTGTGGCAGGCACCACTTTTGCCTGTGTGGAATATCATGAAGCTGACATATCAGCTGCCAAACCCACTCTGGATTTGGAGAGTGAAGCTGTAGGACCTTTGTGGGTCAAATTAGCTCAAGGTGGCGTGGCCAATGTGTTGGAACATGTGGGAGATATCAAAACCATAGGTGACGACAGTGTGACCTTTGCTCTCAACATAGGAACTTCAGGAGAATCACTACAGATCACCAACAGCATACCAGACTGGAAACCACAAGATGTGATCACCAACGTTTTCTATGTGTCCACACAAGGTGTGAATGCACTGAACAGAGGAACCACATTGCAGACTGCATTTAGAACTGTGAAATATGCCTGTGATTTTGTGAATGCTGACAAATTATCTCGAACACCGGCCACAATTTTTATCAAGACAGGAATTTATGAAGAAATATTGCCCATCAACGTGCCCTATGACACAGCATTAGTGGGAGATGAATTAAGAAGCACCAGCATCAGACCAGCTGAAGGTTATGAAGGATCCAACATGTTTTATGTGAACAATGGATCAGGCATAAGAAACATGAGTCTACAAGGACTGTATGGCACACTTGGAGCAAATAATCAATATCTAACCAAGAGACCCAGTGGTGGAGCATTTGTTTCTCTTAACCCTGGAAATTCTCCATCAGATACCACTGCATGGATTACCAACAAATCACCCTATGTGCAAAACGTATCCACATTCGGCACAGGTTGCGTGGGATTAAAAGTGGATGGAGATCTACACAATGGTGGCAACAAATCAGTGGTGGCCAATGACTTCACACAGATTATTTCAGACGGTATAGGATTTTGGGTCAAAGGTGAAGGAAAATCAGAATTAGTTTCTGTGTTTACATACTACTGTCACATAGGATACTTGGCAGAAGACGGCGGCAAAGTGCGTGGAACCAACGGCAACAATTCATATGGTGCATATGGTGCTGTGGCAGAAGGTTTTTCTTTGGCAGAAACTCCCATCACTGCTGAATTAGACAACCAATCTGGAGAAGCATTAATCAACAGTGTGTACAACGATGAAAATCAGATATTTTGTTTTGGATATTCGCACACAGGTCAGGATTACACCAGCGCCACAGTGACCATCACAGGTTCAGGTGCAGGAGCATCTGCCTTCATAGGTTATGACAACACACGCTATCAGTCCATCAGCGAAGTGAGATTGACAGATCCTTTGGACAGCGGAATTACAGGAGGATTAGGTTACACCAACATACTGGGCAATGCTCAAGGTGGTGATGATAACAGCATACTGTTGGCTGCACAATATGAACCACAATATGAAAAACTTTTCACAGCCACCAGCGGAAACCCAGCCAACACCATCACTGTGCAAAACATCACAGAAATGAATGTGAATGATGCAATTATTTTTCCAAGTTCGGCTTTTGGCAACATAGTGCCAGACACTGTGTACTATGTGAAAGAATTAGTGAATGCTGCCACCATAAGAATAAGTGAAACTCCTGGTGGTGCAGTGTTTGTGCTCACAGGAGCCACTGGTGTAGGATATTTTGTAGCGGGTAGAATAATAGGACAAAGAGTGCAAATCATAGAAGGCACAGGCAGAGGTCAGTACGGAGTGATATCCTACTATGACCATCCCAACAAAAGTATCAGCGTGGTGAGACAGTTTGATGGATTACCTGGTTTTGAACATCTTTTGGGAGGGTTGGCCATTGAACCTGTGTTGGATGGATCCACCAAATACAGCATTGAACCTTTGGCATCTTTTTCAGATCCCACATATTCTGTCAGCAACACCACACTGCCCATCAGTGCCACATGGGGAGTGGTAGGATCAGCGCGATTCGGCAGCACCAATGTCACTGTGGTACTCAGTGCCAGCGGTGGATATTTTACCACCAACGGCAGCACTTGGACAGCCTGCACAGGATTGGCTCCAGTGAATTATCTTTATACAGCTCGAAGCAGCACTCATTTATTAGCCATATCTACCAATGCTATATCCGGCACCACCACAGGATCCACTTGGACAGGATTAACCACTCCAGGAGGTTATGGTTCATTCACCAGCATCTCATGTGAACAGGATATTTTCATCATCACCACCAATCAGGGTTTTGTATTGAGATCCGCAGACAATGGAGTATCGTGGACTGCAGCAGCAGTAGCGCCTTATGATGGATCCACACCAGCGCTCACACATTCAGCCGGTGGATCAGGTCTGTTTATTGTGTGTGATGATCTGGGACAAACTTATGAAAGTCCCAATCTAGGTGTGAGTTGGTATCAAGGACCTGACATAGGCAGCACAGGAATAAATGTGAAGGACATTGTGTATGGCAACAATAGATTTGTGGCAGCTTGCAATGATAATCCCAATGACTCCAGCACATTGAGCAACAGATTTTATTACACACTGGCCAACCAGAGCACTGTGGCAGCATCTAACATCACTGTGTGGCAGCCCAGTGAATTACCACCAGAGTCAGATCAATATGTGATCAGTTACAGTCAAGGATGTTTTGTGGCTGTCACTGAATCAGGAGATCTTGCAGAAAGTATTGACGGTAAGCATTGGAAAGTTTTAGGCACTCAGTTGCCCATCGGAGGTCCTGGAGTGTTTGTACAAATCACTGGTGGATCAGTGAATGGTCCATGTTTTATTCCTTTGACTGATACAAGTACCAATCAGATCAAGGTGATCAGATATGGAGCAAGAGCGTTGGGCAGAATAAGAACCAATGCTGGAAGAATCAGTCAGATTGAATTGATAGAACCAGGCAGTGGATATTCATTCGCACCTACCATCACAGTGGTGGATAATGAAAATGTTATTGATGCTCTTTATTCCGTGAGAACCAACAATGGTACCATAAGTCAACCCACATTTACCAACAGAGGCACAGGATTTTTAAACGTGAGTGCCACTGTGAGCGGCGATGGATTGGCTGACAAATATCAAACAGGAAAATTTTTAAGAATTAAAAATTTATCTAGATTGCCCAGCCCAGGTGACAATGTGGAATTTGCTAACATTCCCAACTCACTGTTTAAATTGGGTAATTTTGTTCAATTGGGTGGTGTAGAACCTAATATTTTTGGCACATTAAGAGTGAGTCCAGGAGTGGATGCTTTCTTGTCACCAGGTCATAATGAGTCAATCACTATCAGACAAAATTACAGTCAGGTTAGATTGACTGGTCACGATTTCTTAGACATAGGCACAGGTAATAAATTCACAACCAATTATCCAGATCTTTACAAAACAGGATTCACTGCAGGTTATGAACCTGCACAATTCAATGAAGTGGTTGAGTCAGGTGGAGGACGTGTGTTCTACACCAGCACAGATCAAAATGGTAACTTCCGAGTAGGAGAACAATTCAGAGTGGAACAGAACACTGGTATTGTGACATTAAGTGCAGATTTCTTCACACTGGATGGTCTGACTGAATTGGCTCTGGGTGGAGTGGTATTGGGTGGATCAGGAGCAGTGATACGTGAATTCAGCATAGATGCCACCATGGCAGCCAACAGTGACAACATAGTACCCACACAGAAAGCAATCATAGCTTACATACAAAGTAGAATTTCAGGTGGTGGATCCTCTTTGAACGTGTCTATTCTAAGGGCAGGTGCCATACAGATACAAAATGACTTCATATTTAATGTGGGTGGAGAGCCTATACAGATAAATTCACCGGTGAATTTCAAGGCAGGAATCAAAGGATCCATGCTGGCATTGAATTATTTCTTGGGTGGAGTAGCTTCCACAGAGCTCAACGAAGGTGATGCTGTGAGTGGGATAGACACCAGCAATGGATATGGTAGTTAGTATGATAAATAACAACACAACAAGGAAATCATAACAATGGCTGAGTTTAAATTAGGTAGGATTAGGTTCATTTGGAAAGGTGCCTGGATCACTGCCGTTGAGTATTTTATCGATGATGTGATAAGATATGGTGGCCGTACCTATATCTGCGTGGTGGGACACACCAGCGGTACTTTTCAAACAGATTTAACTGCTGCAAAATGGAACCTGATGAGTGATGGTCAGGAGTGGAAAGCCAACTGGTCTTTGAACACCACATACAAACCCAATGACATTGTGAAATATGGTGGGTATTTGTACATTGCCAACGAAGGACACACTTCAGCTGCCACAACCACTTTGGGATTGGAAGCAGATCAATCCAAATGGGATTTATTTTCAGAAGGATTTGATTACAAATCAGATTGGGCAATCAGTACCAGATACAAAGTAAATGATTTAGTCAAGTACGGTGCATACATCTACACCTGTATCACTGCACACACATCAGCTGCCACCACCACTTTAGGTTTGGAAAATAATATTGGCAACTGGGAAGTTTTCTCCAAAGGATTCAATTGGTTGAATGCTTGGGCTACCACTACCAGATACAAATTGGGAGACGTGGTCAGATACGGTGGACAACTGTACGTGGCCAACCTAGGACACACTTCAAATGCATCAGCCACACTGTTGGGTGGTGGATTGGAAGCGGATCAAGCCAAGTGGGATTATCTACACAAAGGTATTGAATATAAATCAGATTGGGCAGGTACCACCAGATACAAAATCAATGATGTGGTCAAGTGGGGACCAAGTCTTTGGATCTGTACCACTTATCACGTTTCTACTGCCACACTCACTGCAGATCAAGCCAACTGGGCTGTGTTTGTACCAGGATTAGAATTTGAAGATTCATGGAGTTCCGCAACCAACTATCAGATAGGTGACTTTGTGACCTATGGTGGTTATGGTTACGTGGCCAAGACCAATAGTTTGAATAAAAACCCCAACACCTATGCAGGTGTGGATTGGGATCTATTTGTAACAGGATTCCGTCTAAGAGGTGATTACAACAACGGCACTGCATATCTCAATGGTGATGTGGTACGCTTGGGAGGATTCACTTATATCTGTATTGAAGACAGCACAGGCAACAGACCACCCAATGTGACCTACTGGGACAAACTCAACGAAGGAATCTATTGGAAAGGCAACTGGGCCAATGCCACTCTGTATGACAAAGGTGATGTGGTACGAGGAATTATTAATACCAACAATTCATATATTTGTATACTGGCTCACACTTCCAACAACGTGGGACCTGCCACAATCACACAACCAGATTATGCACCAGGAGCTGGAGTGGACACTGGCACATATTGGCAACTATTATCGGGAGGTGCAGAAAGCACAGCACTGACCACACAAGGAGATTTATTATTGTACGGACCATCAGGTCCTACTAGATTACCAATTGGACTTTCAGGTCAAACATTATTGGTGAACTCTGCAGGCACGCTGCCTGAATGGGGTTACTTTGGAAAGATTGACAATGTATGGTACGTGGCTCTATCAGGTGTGGATGCACCAGCTCCAGACTACGGTGCCACATTGAACCAACCTTGGAGAACCATTCAATATGCTCTTAAAGAAATAGACAAAGGACCGTTGTATCCTAAAGCAAAAAATTTATTAGTGAGAAACAAAGCATTCATACAGAGAGAAACTGTGGCCTACATAAATGCCACGTTCCAAGCCACTTGTACCAACACCACCACAAGCACCAATTTAATCACCTGCAACAGCACTGTGAATCTTAGAGTGGGCATGAGAGTGGAATTCACTGGCACCACATTTGGCGGAGTGAGCACTGTGACTGAATATTATATCATCACTAAAACATCTACGCAGATCAGTGTGAGTCTCACACCCACAGGTTCAGCAGTTGCACTCAGCACCGCTGCAGGCACTATGGTGGTAAAATTAAAATATGACAGTGCCAAATGTCTAAGAGATATAGGACAAATCATTGATGCTGTGCAATGGGATTTGAGTCATGGTGGCAATGAGAAATCAAGATTGGCTGCTATTTCTTATTACACAGGCAGCGGATCATATGTGTATGGTCAGGAAACAGAGACCAGCGCTGCTATTGAATTTGCCAAGACCGTGATTGATGCTGCCATTTCCAATGACGCAGCCTATGTAGAATTGCAAGCGGTTGTGTCACAAGTGATTGACAACGATATTATGGAAGAACCTCAAGCACAAGGTTTGATAGAATCATTAATGGACATCATCATAGATGCAATCACAGCAGGCGATGTGGATGATGTGCCAGCTGAGATTATTGCCGGCAACACTGTGAATGTGAAGACAGGAATATTTTATGAAGTATTGCCCATACGTGTGCGCGAAAGCACAGCCATTGTGGGAGATGAGTTGAGAAGCACCAACATCAGACCTGCTCCCAGCTATGTAAATATTTCAGACACTCCATACACATTGCTAGGCATTGACAGATTAGAAAATATCATTGATGATATTATTACCAACACTCCTGTATCAGCCACAGCAGCTGGATATGTCACATCAGTGTCCACACCAGTACAAGATGTCAACAGAACTTCTGGAGTATACACCAACAGAACAGTGACTGGTGGAACAGGCAGTGGCGCAACATTTAATGTCACTGTGAATGCCACAGGTTTCGTAACTCTAATCACTGTGAACACTTCAGGCACAGGCTACACAGTGGGCAACACTCTTACCATAGCATCAGGACAATTGGGAGTCAGCAGTTTGGCTGCCACTTTCACTGTGAGCACTGTGGGCGCCGGCAACACTATTACACAAAATGTGAGTGCTCCAGCAGGATCTGCTCCAGCAGCAGCCGCAGCAGTGAGCATTGTGGAAGACATTTATGATTATATCAACTACAATGTGATTGGTGACAGTTCCAGTCCCGAGCCCACTGTGAGTGGTTCTAATCTGCCTCAGACTGCAATTGGTTACACAGATGCTGTGTTGAGATTGATTGAAAATAGAGAATTTTTAGCCACTGAAGTGGTGGAATACACCAAAAAAACCAATCCTGGTGCTTTCCTTACATATTTCACAGCAGACAACGAGTTGTCTTGCAAAAGAGATGTGAGAGAATATGTGGATGCTGTGGCCCATGATTTGATCTACACAGGCAATTACAAATCCATCGTGGCTGCCAAGTATTATGAAACTGCTGTGACCGGCAGTGTGGCTTCGGACATGTTCTACATGAGAAACGGCACAGGATTAAGAAACTGCACACTGCAAGGATTGACAGGCTCATTGGGTGCTGCTAACGCCTACGGCACACAAAGACCCACTGCTGGAGCCTACGTATCATTGGATGCAGGTTGGGGACCATCACATGAAGATGTGTGGATCACCAACAAATCACCCTATGTGCAAAACGTCAGTACCTTTGGCACAGGTTGTGTGGGATTAAAAGTGGATGGCGCACTGCACAACGGTGGAAATGATTCAGTGGTGGCCAATGACTTCACACAAATTTTATCAGATGGTATCGGATTCTGGGTGACCAACCTAGGTAGATCAGAATTAGTTTCTGTGTTCAGTTACTACAATCACATTGGATACCTAGCTGAAAATGGTGGCAAAGTGCGTGCTACCAACGGAAATAACTCTTATGGAAAATTTGGATCAGTGTCTGAAGGCGGAGATGCTTCAGAAGTTCCAGTCACATGCGTGGTCAACAACAAAAGCACAGATGCCACAGTGGGAAATACTTTCACAGATGGTGATAGAATATTGGCTTTGGAGTATACCAATGCTGGAACCAATTACACCACAGCAGCCACACTGACCATATCAGGAGATGGTTTTGGTCTTGCTGGTACCACTGCCACAGTGCGCAACGGTGCTGTGTATGAAATTAGATTAGATGAAACTGTCACATCACCTGAGAGCAACTATGGTGGTGATGGATATATCACAGCCAGCAACGTGTCTCAAAGCGGCACTGATAAAACTATCACTATTTCCAACACTGACACATCATTGGCCAGTCAGTTGACCGGATTATCCATATACATCACTGAAGGATTAGGAGCAGGACAGTATGCTTACGTGGTGGGATTCAATGCAGGTACCAAGGCTGTCAAAGTGGCCCGACCTTCATTCACATCATTCACAGTCACAGCTGCCACAGCGTCAAATGATAGATTCACTTGTGCTAGCAGCAGCACATTAGACATTAACATGCCCATCATGTTCAGCGGCACAGCATTTGGTGGAGTGACCACCACTGCTACCAATCCAACCATTTACTATGTGTTGAGCAAGCCCACTGGAACCACATTCACTATCAGCACCACACCAGGTGGATCAACTTTTGATGTCTCGGCTGATGCTGTAGGCACCATGACCATACACAAAGCAGGTTGGGATCATTTGGTTAACACCACTTGTACCAACACCACAGTGAGCACAGATGTGATTACCTGTGCATCCACTGCAGGATTGTATGTGGGTGCATCAGTGCAGTTTGATGGCACCACATTTGGTGGCATAAATCCATACACTCAATACTATGTGATCAGCACAGGATTCACAGCAACACAATTCAAAGTCAGCACTTCTTTGGGCGGCGCAGCAGTCACGCTCAGCACTGCTGCAGGCACCATGAGTGTGAGATTGGTAGAAGTTATATTAGACGGTACCACCAAGTATGACTATGCTCCACGTATTATTGTGAGTGCTCCTCCTTCAGGTATCACAACCATTGCCAGAGCAGTGGTCACAGCAGAAAGAATATCTGCCATTAGAATTATTGAACCAGGTTCAGGCTATGTGACGGCTCCCACAGTGACCATAGTGGATCCCAGCAACACAGTGGAAGCACCTGTGGAAGTTTTCATTGGCAATGGAGCTTTGGGTCAACCCACATTCACCAACAGAGGATCATCATTTTTGACAGCCGTAACCACAGTGACCGAAACAGGCGTGGTACGCACTGTGAGTGGCATCACCAATGCCAACCCAGGAGTGGTCACAACTTCAACAAACCACACTTACACCAGTGGACAAAAAGTTATTTTTGCAAACGTGGCTGGCATGTTCCAAATCAACAGCGGAGTGTACTACTATGTGAATGTGTTGACTGCAACCACTTTTTCATTGTATGTGGATTCAGCACTGACTGTGCCTTTGAACACCACTGACTACGGAGTTTACATTGCTTCATTGGGCACTGTGACAGAATTTGGCGGATTTAGAAACAGTCTACAGAATGGCAAATTCATACAAGTGGAAGGATTGACGCAAATTCCACAGGCAGGAGCCAATGTAGAATTTGCTTCATTGCCAGGCAACTATTACAAACTGGTAACTGTGCAGAATCTATTGGGCACACAGTATCCATTCACTGCACTGTTGCAAGTGAGCCCACAGATAGAAGTGTCAGAAGCACCACCGCATGGTGATCCTGTCACAATTAAAATTAGATATTCGCAAATCAGATTAACAGGTCACGATTTCTTAGACATAGGTACAGGTGGTTTTGTATCAACCAATTATCCTGGCATACCTTTGATTCCTGCTGATTCAGACAACGAGACTGTGGAATCAGGCGGAGGTCGTGTGTTCTTTACCAGCACAGATCAAGACGGTAACTTCCGAGTGGGAGATTTATTCTCAGTAGAGCAGAGCACGGGTGTAGCCACATTGAATGCTGATGCGTTCAATATTTCAGGATTACAAGAACTTCAGTTGGGTGAATTAGTATTGGGAGGCAGCAGTGCTTCCATCAATGAATTCTCCACAGATGGAACAATGGCAGCCAACAGTGACCAAATTGTGCCCACACAGAGAGCGATTAGAACATATATAGCTAGTCAAATCGGTGGTGGAGCCAGCAGTTTGAACGTGAACCAAATCACAGCAGGTTTGATCACAATATTTGCTTCAACCATTGAGACCACCACTGGAGTGACAATAAACTTTGAATCCCCTGTGAATTTCACAGCGGGAGTTAACGGAGCGCCCGTAGCAATGGGGCTTTTCCTACAAGGCTAACAAGAGTACAACAAAAGGAGAACAGTAAATGGCAACAGGAAGATTGGGAGCGTCGGATGTAACCGCAGCTGCCTTAACAACAGTATATACCTGTCCAGCTGATACGTTTGCAATAGTTGCTGTAAACTTCCTAAATCGAGGCAATCAAGCTCAAACTTTTAGATTGGCTGTGGCTACCACAGCTACTCCTACATTGGGTGAGTACATTGAATACGATGTGGAAGTGCTGTCCAAAGGAGTTCTAGAAAGAACTGGTTTGGTATTGGCAGCAACACAAAGATTAGTGGCATACGCATCGGGTGGCAACGCTAGCGTGGTGGTTTACGGCATTGAAACATCAACTGCATAAATCACAGCAATAGCATAAATACAAGCAAACATAAGGACTAAAACATGGGAAGATACATATCAACAACCGGAACCGCTGGTATAGTTATACGTGAAGTTAGTACAACGTATCAAGCAGTTGTGAATGATAGAATTTTGGCTAACTCTACAGTAGCAGCCTTCACTATCACTTTGCCACTGAGCACTGGACTGTTGAACAATGACACCATTCAAATCATAGACGTTGGCAACTTAGCAGGAACCAACAACATCACTGTGGCTAGAAACGGTGCACTGATCAACGGAGCAGCTGACAATTTAACAATTGACTTGAATCAAGCAATTGTGACTTTGATTTATACAGGCGTAACTTATGGTTGGATTGTTGGCGCAGTGTAATTGATTTTGATAATCACACAGCATCACAATCTACAAAAGAATTAATAGTATGGCAAGTTTGAAAAACCTTACGGCAACCAAGAACAACAACTTTCCACAAGTGACGGAGACCAATGTGGAATCTGGTCAGATATATAATTTTCAAGCCAACAATTTTGAAGGACTGCACGCAGGCATTTGTTTTCATCCCTGTCAATCAGGCACAGCAATAATTGAGATATGGGGCGCAGGTGGCTCAGGAGCCAAAATGTGCTGTTGTGGATTTGGTACTCCTGGTAACCCAGGTGCATACAGTAAAAAAACAGTCACTCTCACATGCTGCGGATATATCGCAGGATCACCAGGCATAGCCTGCGGCAATGATGCACTGTGTTTCAGAGGCTGTTCAGATGCCACTGGAGTGACCATTTATGCCAATGGCAGCAACACAGGTTGTATGTGTGCAGAAGGTGGCCGAGGCGGAATTTCTTATTGCAGCACAGGCACCAATGCCTACTGTTGTTTCACAGCAGGCGGTTTTTATACCACTTTGGGAGTGAACGGTGATTGCGGCATAGTGTGCAACAAATGTTGTTCAGGTGGATGGTGCGCACGGGCATATGGTGGAGACCTCAACTGTCCAGGTGGATTCAGTTGTGTGAGTTTCCTAGGAGCTTCAGGATCATCTTGTCCATGCAGCACACATTTTCACATGCAAGGACCAGCAGGATATTTTTCCAAATGCGGAGTGGTGGTGAGTTTCAATTCAGATGACGGCAATGGTTTTGCCAACTGGTCAGGACAAGGCCGAAGTCAATATTCTCAAGCACTGGCAGGAGCCAGCAGATGGCCTCAGATGGGATCACATTTTGCTACCTGTTGGGGATTTTCAGGAGCTTGTGGATGTTATGAAAATGAAGGCTGCATGAATCTATTGCCTCCAGGATTTCCGTCGGCAGGACCACATCCATGTCCAGGTGTGAGAGATCATGCCAGCAAAGGTGGCAATGGTGCCATCAGAATTAAATTTATAGCAGGATAAACATTATGGCCACACTGAGATCATTATTAGAAACCAAACTGTCGTTCCAGTTGAACGGTTTAGAAAGCAACACCGAAGAAGGTAGAATTTGGGCCTACACTCCAGGCACCACAGTGGGCACCAACTTCTGTTGTGGTGTGTGTTGGATATCACCCGGCACAGGCACAGCCACCATAGAGATATGGGGTGCTGGTGGATCAGGAGGCAAAATGTGTTGCTGCGGATTTGGATTGCCTGGCAATCCAGGAGCTTATTCTTCAAGAACAGTCAACGTCACCATAGGCTGTTGTATCAGAGGCAACGTGGGATTATCCTGCGGTAACTCAGACGATTTATGTTACAGAGGCAGATCAGAAAGCACAGGAGTGTGCTGGCAGGGCAATGGCACCAATGGTTGTATGTGTGCAGAAGGTGGTCAAGGTGGCTACAGCTATTGTTCTACCACTCCATCGGCCTATTGCTGCTTTGGAGCCAACGGATTTTGCAACACCAAAACCGCTGGTGAAAACTGCGGAATAGTTTGCAACTACAGAGGCGCAGGTTGTGCTGTGCATGAAGCTCAAGGATACGGCGGCACCTGCAACATGGCAGCTGGATTCAGTTGTGCGAGTTTCTTTGGCTGTTTGCCATCATGTCCATGTTCATTTTGGTATCACACCAGAACACCACCCAAGATGTATGCAGACTGTGGAGCATGGATCACCTACACCAATGATGTGGACAATGGAGCCTACAACTGGAGCGGTGGCGCTCAGTATGGTTACATACACACATTAGGACTTACTTCGCGCAATCCCACCATGGGCGGTCACTATACATCCTGTTGGAGTGGTGGTCATAGATATTGCGGTTGCTACAACATGAATGGTTGCATAGCATTTGTGCCACCAGGTCATGCAGGAGCACCACCACATCCATGTGGAGATGTGAGAGATCATGCCTACCGAGGTGGACATGGTATAATTAGGATTAAATACGTGGGAACAGGATATTTGGGGTTAAACTAATGGCTGGATTAAAAAGTATATTATCATCAAAAGTGACATACACAGTGACTGAGAACAACCTTGAACAGGGTGTGATCTATGCATTCTCACCCGGCACATTCTACACCAATTACTGCAACGGCTTCTGTTGGAAACCACCAGCCACAGGTTGTGCCATTGTGGAGATATGGGGTGCTGGTGGATCAGGATCTCGTATGTGCTGTTGTGGTGGAGGACTGCCCGGCAATGCAGGTGGATATTCAAGAAAAAGCATAGCAGTGACCACTGCCAACTTTGTGTGTGGCTGTGTGGGCTTTCCCAGATATGCTCATGATTTATGTTTTTCAGGTTGCGGTGATCCCAGCACAGTGTGTTGGACCAGCACTACTTCCAATGGTTGTTTGTGTGCCAGAGGTGGCCGAGGTGGCACCAGTTTCTGCAGCACTGGTACCAGCATGTTCTGTTGCTACAGAGCCAACGGATTTTGTAGTTTTGGACCCATCAACGACAACTGCGGCATTGTGTGCAATCATTGTTCAGGTGGTTGGGAATCACTGGCATACGGTGGTGACATCAACTGCTGCGGCACCATAGGTTGTACATCATTTTTAGGTTGCTATCCCACATGTCCTTGTTACACACATCATCATGCTCCCCTGCCAGCCTACATGTTTGCAGAAAAAGGCGCTAGAGTGAGTTTTCAAACATCAGACGGACAAGCCAACACAAGTGGTATGTCAGGCAGTCAGCTGCCTGCTTATCTACAATCACTGGCAGCACTCAGCAAACAACCTACCAGAGGCACTTTCAACTCCTATTGTTGGGTATCAAACAGATCCTGCGGATGTTATGAGATGCAAGGATGTTCACCATTTTTACCCATAGGCGCAGGTGGTCTACCTCCACAACCTTGTCCAGATGTGAGAGATCATGGAATCAGAGGCGGCTGGGGTGGCATGCGTATCAGATTTATAGCAAGTTAATATAATATGTTGATAAATACACTAAATAGCACAGAGGAATAAAATATGATAAACAAAAATTTCACAATACCTTTGGCAGATGAGCCATATCTAGACACCACCACACAGAATAAAACATACCCTGCCACCTACACAGGCCCAAGATATTTAAAAGTGTGTGTGGATAAAGAAACCAAAATAGTGGAAAGATATGTGGCTGGTGCTGACACCATGGATGGCCTAAGTGCAATCATCGCTATTGAAGAAGCTGAAAAAATGTATCAAATTTTAAATGCAGAAACACACACATTTGAAGCTGCTTATCTCACAGGCATGTACACCACCGGACCAGTGGAGAATTATACAGAAACACTGCCAACTCAAGATGCTGAAGGAGTGGATGAAACTTTTGAATATGTTTGGAACGACAACACAGGAATGATTTCACAACAGTATTACAACATAGATTTAAAATTTGTAAACGGAGCATATGTAAGACCTAGATTTAGAACTCATGCATTGACCAGAGCAAGTTTTTTAGCCAGTTTGGTTGTGCAGGCCACAGCAATTGAAGCTGCCATTGAAAGCAACGAAACACTGTCTGATGCAGACATTGCCCAACTGGAAACCTATGTGACCTGGTTGAGAAATGTGCCTACCAAATATGCAAATGTCAAGCATTGGAAAATTCCATTCAAAATCACAGTACCAATTTACTAGTCAAGAATAATTCACAACAAAATCACTGTTGATATATAATACTGTGTGTAAACCCGCACAGTATTACATATATGAATAGATCCAAAGCATTTTTTTTAAACGGAGGTATTGGCCGAATTTTGTGTGCTATTCCTGCACTGGAAAAATACGCAGAAGAATCGGGCGATAAAGATTTTTTAGTCATTTGCGAAGGAGCTGTGGACATACTCAAAGGTCATCCCATACTGGATCAAAAAACCTACGATATTTTTCATAAAAATTTATTTCATTCTAAATTACAATCCAGAGAAATAGTAAGTTTGGAGCCTTATAGAGTTTGGGAATATTACAATCAAAAATGCAATCTATCTCAGGCTTTTGATATATTGATCAACGCCAAAGGAGTGAGGTCATTGCCCAAACCCACCATCCATCTCAGCAAGGAAGAAACTGCTCAAGGACAAAAATTGATGGAAGAAATCAAAGCAAAAATTAAAAAAGATAAAGCCATTGTGTTTCAACCATTTGGCAGAGGCGTAGAGCACATGGATAAAACTCTTTTGGATAAAACTGGACGCAGTTTTGAATACAAAGATGTTAAGAACTTGATACGAAAACTACAAAAAGAAAACTTTGCAGTGATACTGATGTCAGAATTTGGCATGGATCTTAAGGATCAAAAATACACAGATGATGTGGCCATGCCCGAAGGATTGAATCTAAGAGTGTGGACAGCACTGATCAAACAAGCTGATCATTTCTTAGGCTGTGACAGTGTGGGTCAGCACTTGGCCTACATAGTAGGCACCACTTCCACTGTGGTATTGGGACCTACCTATCCCGTCAATACCACTTATCCCGATTGTGACTATTTTAACATAATGGATATGGGAGAAATAGATAGGGAGTATGATCCAATTAGAATCACCATGGACGAAAGAATTGCTAGAAAAAATGAAATATTGATGTCTATGAACGAAGAGATTGAAGACTATGTGATCAACGGAGTAATGAGAAGAAATCAAGATGACAAGTAAGCCTTCAGGTTATATTGCTGCCATTGCTAGAGGACACAATGCCGGAGTGTGTTTGTTAAAAGATGGCAACGTTGTTTTTTCCATAGAAGAAGAAAGATTAAGTAGACAAAAATATGATGGCGGACCTTATGCCAGCATGATGGAAATATTAAAATACACTGACAAAATAGATTATTTGATTGTGGCTCACACACAAAAACTCAAAGACACAGCAGGCAAAGTGGATTTTACAGGTGATGACGTGTACACTGGACTGGCACGTAAAATGGGATTGATTGATAGAACAGCTGATCCTCACAACCATCCTCAAGTGATTGATCTCAGTCACATACATCACAAATTACATGCTGCATGTGCTTTTTACAGATCTGGTTGGGAAAGTGCTGTGTCGGTGATTGTAGATGGTGCTGGAACATTCATTGGCATTAATAATAATATTCAAGGACAGACCACTGTTTGGGAAGTGGAATCAATTATAAATTGTGCATATCCTTCAAACTTTCATTCATTGTACAAACATTATGCCACTCGTGATGCTATGATTGGTGCAATATTAAAAAATTTTCCTTCGGACATTACTGACGAAGCTGGTAAAACTCACGAAGCAATATTCAGTGACAGAGCCGGCATAGTAAAAGTATACGAAGCTGTGACACAATATTGTGGATTCCAAGCAATTGAAGCAGGCAAAACCATGGGATTATTTCCCTATGGCAAACCCAATGATAAAATTCCGCAATTATTTGAAACTGAAGGAAAATCACCTTTGTCCAATAGAAATTTAATTGTACCAACCTACCCTAGTGCAGCGTTAGTGAACGCTCTTATTTTTGATTATCTGGAAGATGAAATAGGAAAATCTCATGATGATGTAACATTATTACAAAATCGTAGAGATTTGGCTTATGCTTGCCAAACACAAACTCAAGAACAAGTTTTAAAATTAATTCGTAAAGCAGTGTCCATGAGCAACAATAAGAGAGTGGTGTTGTCAGGAGGATATGGATTAAATTGTGTGGCCAACTATTATTATTTAGAACATTTGAAAGAAGAAGGAATTGAACTGTATGTGGAACCAACTTCCAACGATGCTGGCACAGCAATGGGTGCAGCATTGATGTTCTATCATCAGATATTTGCTGACAAAACTCCAAAAGTGCATAACACATTATACTTGGGTCCTATAAGAGAATACACATTGGCAGACATTGAAAAAAGAGCCAGCATCAGTGAAAATAAAAATGTTAAAATAACAGATGCCACACACAAAGATGTGGTAAAACTTTTAAAATCAAAAAATATAGTGGCCATGTTCCAAGGTAGATCAGAAAACGGTCCTAGAGCATTGGGCAATAGATCCATATTGTTTGACCCAACATTCAAAGATGGCAAAGATTTTGTTAATCTAGTCAAAAAGAGAGAATACTTCCGTCCATTTGCTGGAACTATATTGCAAGATGATGTGCATGAATGGTTTGATTTGCGTGGCATGAAAGATTCTCCGTTTATGATGTATGCTGTGAATTGTCAACCAGGTGTTGAAGAAAAAATTCCTGCAATTATTCATGTGGATGGCACTTGTAGAATACAAACAGTTACTGAAGAACAAAATAAACATTATTATGATTTAATTAAAACATTCAAAGATGAAACAGGTATACCTATATTATTCAATACTTCATTTAATTTGGGTGGTGAACCTTTGGTTGAAACTTTGGATGATGCATTTAGAACTCTAGAAAATTCCAAAATTGAATATCTATACTTGCCCGAGCATAAAAAATTAATACACATGCCGAATTAATATGAACAAAGCATTTTTTATTAACGGAGGAGCAGGTAGAACATTGTGTTCAGTGCCAGCACTAGAAAATTATGCCAACGATAATCCCAATGATGATTTTATTATTGTGTGTGAAGGTGGCACTGATTTCTACAAAGGACATCCTAAATTACATTTTAGAGCGTATGATGTTTGGCACAAGAATCTATTCAATGAATACTTAAAAGATAGACAACTGATAACTCCTGAACCATACAGGGTTTGGGAATACTACAATCAAAAATGTAATATTGCACAAGCATATGACATAGAGATTAATGGCAAAGGACTACGCACATTAGAAAAACCCAAAATTTATCTTTCCAAAGAAGAACTGATCATGGCAAGACAGATGATCAAAGAAATAAAAGAAACCACTAAAAAAGAAAAAATAGTAGTGTTTCAACCTTTTGGTAGAGTATCTAAAAAAGACAACGATAGTTTTATAGATGTGAGTGGTAGAAGTTTTGAATTGGAAAACATTATCAATCTAATTAGACAGTTGGGCAAACAATATGCTGTGATGGTGATGTCAGAATTTCCCATAGATTTTAGTAAACATCAGATAAATTTTCCAGTGGCTGTGCCTCAGAATATACATATAAGAATTTGGAGTGCTGTGATAAAAATGTGTGATCATTTCTTAGGCTGTGACAGTTTGGGCCAACATCTTGCACATGCTTTTGACAAAACAGCCACAGTGGTATTTGGTTCAACATTTCCCAATAATGTTTCTTATCCAGACAATAATAAATTTGATATCATTGACATGAACAAAGACAGTAGAATTTACAGTCCTATACGCATAACCATGGATGAATATGCTGACAGAGCCAATGAAGATGCTATGAAAATGGACAAAGAAGTGGAAAATAGAATTATGCAATCTGTCAACAGCATGATCAAACACGGCTACAAAAAGAATAAAAAATAAAATTATTTTAAGGTAAATACACACATGTTCAATGTAAACAACTTGTTTGGCAAGGGTGTAAAGAATACTCTACTGTTAAAAAATGGTTTAAATTTTTCAGTGGGAGGTCCTTTTACCAGTGTGCAAACAGACACATTAATAGATAGATGGCAATTCACATCTGTATCAGCTGCTGAGTACACCATGATGGTGGACTATGATACCAACAACAAAGAAATTATAAGATGTTTGCTGGTGGGTGGACCAAACGCTGCCACAGTGACCATATATGGTCGTGGAAATCTTGGCAATGAATTAATCACCCTTACTGCCACTGTAAACGATTCATATGTGGAGTTACGAGCCACTGCTGCACAAGGTGCTGACAGCACCATATACTATGGTTCTAAATGCATCTTCCAAGCCACCTATTTCGAAACTCTTAATCCTATCACACGTTAAAATAGCAGCTGGTTTTAGATAAATACACTAAAAACTAGACATTTATGCCAGTAGTTAATAATCCATTAAAATCGTTGTATGGCTTTCAAAGTCCATCATTCAGCGTGAATGCTGCAGGCAATCTTGTGGCCAACAACATTACCACCAACAATATCACAGCCAACAGTATATCAGTGATTGATATTGACTCCACAGGCACCAGCACTCTTACAGATTTATTGGTCACAGGTTCTACAGAATTGCAAAACACTTTGGCAGTGGATGGTGATTCCATTTTTAATTCCACAGTATCCATCACAGATTCAACTGCTGCCACTTCACTGGTAGCGGCTGCTTTGATTGTGACAGGAGGAGTGGCCATACAAAGCAATTTGAGAGTCAACAGCGATATCAACATAGGTCAAAATTTATTAGCACAGAACAATGTGCAAGC